CCTAAAAAATGCCCCGAGGGCACTTTTGACACAAAGTTTCTGACCTGAAAGGGGAGTGAACCCATGCCGCCCCGCAGGAGAACTCCCCGAGAGTCCTCCGGAAGTCTCAGTCGTCCGGCGGCCACCCCGCAGGAGCGGGAGAACCAGCTGATCTACCTGGCTTCCGAGCTGGCCGAGAAGCAGTTGCGAGACGGCTCGGCCTCCGCTCAGGTGGTCACTCACTACCTCAAGCTCGGTTCGTCTCGCGAGAGGCTTGAGCAGATGAAGCTTGAGCACGAGAACGAGCTTCTCCGGGTGAAGAAGGAGAGCATCGAGCAGGCCGGTCAGCTCCAGGAGCTGTACGCCAACGCCATGCGAGCCTTCGGTACCTACAATGGCTCGCACCAGCCAGGCGAGGATGAGCTCTATGAGGACTAGGTCCTACACGGAGCTTATTCGACTCGGCACGATCGAGGAGCGCTTTGACTACCTCTCCATCGGGGGCGGAGTCGGCGTTCCGACCTTCGGTTTCGAACGCTACCTCAACCAGCGTTTCTACCAATCGCGGCAGTGGCGACAAATTCGCCAGGCGGTCATCGCCAGAGATCTCGGCTGCGATCTTGGTGTCGACGGGTACGACATCTACGACCAGGTCTATATCCACCACATGAACCCCATGACGGTGGAGGACATCGAGTCTGGAAACCCCGACATCCTCGACCCCGAGTACCTCATCTCCGTTACCCACAGAACCCACAACGCGATCCACTACGGCAACCGAAGCCAACTCCCTCAACCATTCGTCGAGAGGCAGCCGGGCGACACGAAGCTGTGGTGAAAGGAAGGATTTTCATGGACGGCCCCTGCGTCCCCGAGCACGAGGACGAGCCCGGCAAGAAGGCCAAGCCCGACTACTCCGCCGAGGAGACCTCCGAGTGACCACCTTCACCGACGCCAGCGCGAAGCTCGGTCCGGTCAAGCCCGAGACCATCGCCATCGCCCACGAGGTCTTCGACGTCGCCCAGTCCAACGGCCACGACGTCTGGTACCTCTGGGGCTACGACGGCGACGTCGGCAACACCGAGCACCACTCCGGTCTCGCCGTGGACTTCATGGTCCACAACCACGCCGACGGTCAGGCCGTCCGCGACTACATCTGGGCGAACCGCGAGCGGCTCCGGCTCCACCACGTCATCTGGGAACAGCACATCACCTCGACCTACGTGTCGCCGGGTGTCGTGCGTCTCATGAACGACCGAGGTGACCCGACCGCCAACCACATGGACCACGTCCACGCTCTGTTCGACGCCGGTACCTACCGGGCCCCCGTCGGCTACAACCCGCCGCCCGTCACCTCCCCCTCCCCCTCGACCCCCACCCCCACCGCTCCGGCCGCTCTGCTCGTCGACGGCGACCTCGGCTCCAAGACCGTCCGCCGCTGGCAGGAGATCATGGGTACCCCGGCGGACGGCGTCATCAGCCACCCGAGCATGCTCGTTTCCGAGGTTCAGCGGAAGCTCCAGGGCACCGTGGACCACACCCTCGTCATCGACGGCTGGGGTATCGAGCAGGACGGCCGTTTCTACAAGACCGTTGGCGCCCTCCAGCGGTACCTGAAGAGTCCGGTCGACGGTGTCCTGTCTCCCGGCTACTCCAACTGCGTCGCGGCCCTCCAGCGCCGTCTCAACGACGGCTGGTTCTAGGAGGACCCGTGGCGACCGACAGTATTCTTGACTCGGTCAAGAAGTTCTGCAACGTCATGCCGGACGCCACCGAATTCGACGACGTTATCCTGCTCCTCATCAACTCCGCCTTCTCGACTCTGACTCAACTCGGGGTCGGTCCGACGGAGGGTTTCCACATCGAGGACAGCACGCCGACGTGGACGGATTACCTGACGGGCGATCTGAAGCTGAACAACGTCAAGACCTACGTGTCTGGCAAAGTGAAGCTGACGTTCGACCCGCCGGGTACATCCGCCCACCTTCAGGCCCTGAAGGAAATCGTCCGAGAAGAGGAATGGCGCCTCAACGTCACACGGGAAGGAGAGACATGGGTTCCGCCCGCCCCGCCCCCAACGGAACCGTGCTGGCCCACTACGGCGTAAAGGGCATGCGGTGGGGTCACCGGAAGGCACACCCTGCCTCTGACGTCCCACCCGCATCTTCCGACGCAGCAGCGGTCAGCAGCCACAAGTCCAAGGTCGCCGCCGGTGGCACGAGGACGCTGACCACCAAGGAGCTCCAGGAGCTCGTCAACCGGATGAACTTGGAACAGCAGTACTCCAAGCTCAACAAGGGTACGTCTGCGTACAAGCAGGGATACGAGGTCGTCAAGGAGATCATGGGCGTCTACAAGACGGCCAAGGAAATCCACGAGGCGTTCAACAGCCCCTTCGTCAAGGACATCCGGAAGACAATCCAGAAGCGTAGAGGAGGTTAGTATTGGCGCTGTCGAATACGGCCACGCCGAAGTATTACGGCGAGTTCAGGGAGGCGGTAAAGCGCGGAGAGATCCCCGTTAACCGTGAGATCTCCATGGAGATGAACCGGATCGACGCGCTCATCGCTAACCCGAACATCTACTATGACGACACGGTCGTCGAGGGTTTCATTCTCTACTGCGAGAACGAGCTCACCCTGACAGATGGATCGGACCTCCATCTGCTCCCGTCGTTCAAGGTCTGGGCCGAACAACTTCTCGGTTGGTACTACTTCGTGACGCGGAGTGTGTACGAGCCGAGGGAGGACGGTCACGGCGGGCGCTACGTCAACAAGACCATACGCAAGCGGCTCACCACCAAGCAGTACCTCATCGTGGCTCGTGGAGCCGCCAAGTCCATGTATGCGGAGTGCATCCAGAGCTACTTCCTCAACATCGACACCGCCACGACCCACCAGATCACCACCGCGCCGACGATGAAACAGGCCGATGAGGTCATGTCGCCGTTCCGCACGGCGATCACGCGCGCCCGCGGGCCTCTGTTCAAGTTCCTCACCGAGGGCTCCATACAGAGCACCACCGGGTCACGCATGAACCGGCAGAAGCTGGTGTCCACCAAGAAGGGCATCGAGAACTTCATCACCGGTTCTCTACTCGAAGTCCGACCCATGTCGATCAACAAGCTGCAGGGCCTTCGCCCCAAGGTGTCGACGATCGACGAATGGCTGTCCGGTGACCTCCGAGAGGACGTCGTCGGCGCTATCGAGCAGGGCGCCTCCAAGCTGGACGACTACGTCATCGTCGCCATCAGCTCCGAGGGAACCGTCCGCAACGGTTCGGGCGACACGATCAAAATGGAGCTAGCTTCCATACTCCGCGGCGAGTTCATGGCCCCCCACATCTCGATCTGGCACTACAAGCTGGACGAGTTGCATGAAGTCGCCGACCCCGCCATGTGGTTGAAGGCCAACCCCAACCTCGGCAAGACCGTAACGTACGAGACCTACCAGCTCGACGTCGAGCGGGCCGAGAAAGCACCGGCCACGAGGAACGACATCCTCGCCAAGCGGTTCGGAATCCCGATGGAGGGTCACTCCTACTTCTTCACCTACGAAGAGACGATCCCTCACCGCTACCGCGAGTACTGGTCGTTGCCTTGCGCCATGGGTGCTGACCTTTCGCAGGGTGACGACTTCTGCGCCTTCACTTTCCTATTCCCTCTCCGGGACGGGTTTGGCGTGAAGACCCGAAGCTACATCACATCTCTCACCCTGATGAAGCTTCAGCCTGCGATGCGCATAAAGTACGACGAGTTCATCAACGAGGGCAGCCTCCACGTGCTCGAAGGAACCGTCCTCGACATGATGGAGGTCTACGACGACCTCGACAGTTTCATCAACGAGTCGCAGTTCGACGTCAGGGCCTTCGGATTCGACCCGTACAACGCCAAGGAATTCGTCCAACGCTGGGAGGCGGAGAACGGCCCCTTCGGCATCGAGAAGGTCATCCAGGGAGCCCGCACCGAGTCGGTCCCGCTGGGTGAACTCAAGAACCTGAGCGAGGAGAGGATCCTCTACTTCGACCAGGCTCTGATGTCGTTCGCCATGGGCAACACTCTCACCCTTGAAGACACCAACGGTAACCGGAAACTCTACAAGCGTCGTCAGGAAGCAAAAATCGACAACGTGTCCGCCCTGATGGACGCGTGGGTTGCCTACAAACTCAACAAGGAGGCATTCGAGTGAGTGAGCTCGCGCACTACGGTGTGAAGGGCATGCATTGGGGCGTTCGTAAGGCCCCCCGCGCTGCCGGGTACACGGACAAGCAGCGCAGGAAGGACCGAGTCGACTTCGGCGTCCTGGCCCCTCGACGCATCAACAAGAAGATGCTCAAGGGGAAGACCCTGGAGGAGGCGCACAAGGCCGAGAGGCGTCGCGCCGCGATCCAGATCGGTGTCGCCGCGGGAGTCTACGGAGCCGCGTACGCCGCCGCACACGTGGCCAAGTGGGCACCTGTCGGCATCCAGTTCGTTCAGGCCAAGGCGAACGCAGAGCGAGGCCGGGCCGCTTCTGCCGCTATGCGCGGTCTTCCCTTCAAGGCGTCCAACGGCCCCACCTTCGCCAAGCCCGGCAAGGGCGGAGCCTACAAGATCCGTTCGTTCTAAAAGGGGACGATTTAGGAAGGAGGTGAACCATGGGAGTGTGGGACAAGCTCAAGCACGCGTGGAATGTATTCTCCACGAACGAGACGGAGAGCCCGATCCCCTACTTCGGGCCTTCCGCCAGCTACTCCCACCGACCGGATCGGCCGAGGACGACATATTCGACCGAGCGGTCGATGCTCGCCTCGATCCTGACTCGGTTGGCCATCGACGTAGCCGCCGTCGATATCCGTCACGTTCGGACGGACGACGAGGGCCGGTACGAAGAGGACATGAAGAGTGGTTTGAACGAATGCCTGAAGGTTCAGGCCAACGTCGACCAGGCCGCTCGTCATTTCCGACAGAACATCGTCAGCGTGATGCTCGACAAGGGCGTCGTCGCGATCGTACCGGTAGACGCCACTATCGACCCGGCGGTTTCTTCGTCGTACGAGATCAACACCATGCGCGTTGGCGAGATTGTGTCCTGGCATCCCCAACATGTCAGGGTCAAGCTCTACAACGAGCAGACCGGACACCTCGAAGACGTAACAGTCCTCAAGCGTACCGTCGCAATTGTGGAGAATCCTCTCTATAACGTCATGAACGAACCGAACTCGACACTTCAGCGACTTATTCGGAAGCTGAACATGCTCGATGCGGTTGACGAACAGACAAGTTCGGGCAAGCTCGATCTCATCATCCAGCTCCCGTACGTCATCAAGTCCGAAGCGCGCAAGCAGCAGGCGGAACAGCGACGGAACGACATCGAGGTCCAACTCAAGGGCAGCAAGTACGGTATCGCCTACACCGACGGAACCGAGAAGATCACTCAGCTCAACCGCCCGGCGGAGAATCAGCTTCTGAAGCAGGTCGAGTACCTGACGCAGATGTTGTACTCCCAGCTGGGTCTGACCGAGGCGATCATGAACGGTACCGCCGACGAGGCGACCATGCTGAACTACATCAACCGGACGATCGACCCTCTCCTCGGCGCCATCACCGAGGCCATGGCCCGAGTCTTCCTCACCAAGACGGCTCGGTCCCAGAACCAGGCGATCATGTACTTCCGGAACCCGTTCAAGCTGGTTCCCGTCGGCCAGATCGCTGACATCGCAGACAAGCTTTCCCGGAACAAGATCCTCGCCCCCAACGAGATCCGTCAGATCATCGGCTTCAAGCCGTCGAAGGACCCGGAAGCCGACAAGCTGCAGAACGCAAACATGCCGGACCCCAATCCGGCCCCTCCGGACAATCAGCCGCCGGACCCCACCAAGCAACTGATACAGACAGGAGGTAGCCGTCAAAATGGAAGCAGCTGACTTCGGTGGCTGGGCCACCAAGGCGGACATGCGCTGCGCTGACGGTCTCACCATCGCCCCCGAGGCCTTCCAGCACATGCACGGTGAGCGAGTGCCGCTCATCTGGGCACACCAGCACGACAAGGCGGACGCCGTTCTGGGCCACGCCATCCTGGAGGCCCGCGACAACGGCATGTACGCCTACGGGTTCTTCAACGACACCCCGCAGGGCAAGAACGCCGCGGCCCAGGTCCAGCACGAGGACCTCAACGCCCTCTCGATCTACGCCAACCAGCTGGACAAGCGCGGCAACCGCGTGGTCCACGGTCAGATCCGTGAGGTCAGTCTGGTGCTGGCCGGTGCCAACCCCGGTGCCAAGATCGACTTCGTCTCCATGGCCCACGGCTACGAGGACGACGAGTCCGAGGCGATCATCCACTCCGGCCTCCCCCTGGAGTTCGGTGACGAGGACGACGACCTCCAGCACGACGGCGGCGACCAGACCGTCGGGGACGCCCTCGACTCGCTCCCCGAGGAGACGCAGACCCTCTTCTACTCCCTGCTCGGGGCGATCCTGAGCGACAACAAGGGCAACGACTCCAAGTCGATGGCCCAGGGCGACAACGACCCCAACAACCTCACCCACAAGGAAGGACAGAACGGCGTGACCTACAACGTGTTCGACCAGAACAAGTCCCCCAAGGGTGGCGGTTCGGTCAACAAGCTGCTGACCGCGGACGAGTTCAAGGGCATCATGACCGCGGCCGAGAAGGGCGGTTCCTTCAAGCACGCGCTGGAGGACTACGCCCTCGCCCACGGCATCACCAACCTCGACATCATGTTCCCGAACGCCCAGGCGCTCGACGGAACCCCGCAGTGGCTCAAGCGCCGGACCGAGTGGGTCGCCGGTGTCCTCGGCAGCGTCAGCCACACCCCCTTCGCCAAGGTCAAGACCCGCTGGGCGGACATCACCCAGGACGAGGCCCGTGCGCTGGGCTACATCAAGGGCACCTACAAGAAGGAGGAGTGGCTCAGCCTCTCCCAGCGGACCACCGGCCCGACCACGGTCTACAAGAAGCAGAAGTTCGACCGCGACGACCTGATCGACGCGACCGAGCTGAACACCATCCCCTGGATCCAGGGCGAGATGCGCCTGATGCTGGAGGAGGAGCTCGCGCGCGCGATCCTCATCGGCGACGGCCGCGACCCGGCGGACCCGGACAAGATCAAGGACCCGATGGCCATCACCGATGGCAACGGCATCCGCTCGATCCTGCACGAGAACGAGATGTTCGCCTCCGTGGTGAACGTCAACGTCGACGACGCGAACTCGTCCCTGGAGGAGGCGCTCGACGCCCTCGTCCTGGCCCGCGAGTACTACAAGGGCACCGGCACCCCGGCGTTCTACACCACCCAGCGGTTCATCTCGCGTTGCCTGCTCCTCCGGGACACCCAGGGCCGCCGTCTCTACAACACCAAGGCCGACCTGGCCGCGTACCTGGACGTCTCGGCGCTCATCCCGGTCGAGGTGATGGCCCAGCAGGAGCCGAACCTCATCGGCATCATGGTCAACCTGGCCGACTACAACGTCGGTGCCGACAAGGGCGGCGAGGTCAACCTTTTCGACTTCTTCGACATCGACTACAACCAGCAGAAGTACCTGATGGAGACCCGCATCTCCGGCGCGCTGGCGACCCTGAAGTCGGCCCTGATCGTCATGAAGACCGCGGCCACCGGCGTCCTCGCGACCCCGACCAGCCCGACCTTCGTGAAGGCGACCGGCGTGGTCACCATCCCGACCGTCACCGGCGTCGTCTACAAGGACGGCAACGGCACCACCCTGACCGCCGGTGCGCAGACCGCTCTGGCGGCCGGTGCGTCCATGGTCGTGAAGGCCACCCCGGCCAGCGGCTACTTCTTCAGCACCCCGTCCGAGGGCACCACCTGGACCTTCAAGCGCCCGCTCAGCTAACGAGAGGACGCCAGTAATGGCAAGGTTCTTCGGTAAAATCGGCTACGGCACATCGGTGGAAACTGCCCCTGGTGTGTGGGAGAAGACCGTCGTCGAACGCTCATATTTCGGTGACGTTCTCCGGAACTCTCGGCGGCTGGAAGCGGGTGAGACGGTTATTCCGGATCTCGCCGTTTCCAACACGATATCCATCGTGGCCGACGCCTACGCCAACGAAAACTTCTTTGCCATCCTGTACGTCGAGTGGATGGGGGCTCTGTGGACCATTTCCGAGGTCGAAGTGCAGAGCCCCCGTCTCCTCTTGAGGCTGGG